AGATGAGATTAGTATGGAAGAATCTTTAGAATGTCCAAAAATAAGATATGCACTTGATAAATGTGCTGAATTATATGAGACTCCAACATTCAGAGCATATAAAGGTATTAAATCTATGATAGATAAGTTAGCAAAGTATATGGAAAGTACTCAAATTGAGCATGGTAGAGATGGTAATATAAATTCTCTCGTTAGTGCTGCTAAGAATTTTGATGCAATAAGACAATCATTTAAAGGAGCATATAATGATATGAAAGAAGAACAAAAAAGTACAGTCCGTGGCGGTCAGGGATTGGCATATGATCAACTATAAAAACTAAAAAAATGGCACAACAAGTTATACCAACAGGGAATAGAATCCTGATTAAACAATTAGCAGAAAAAGAAACTTATGGTGATACAGGTATTTATATACCGGATGCACAAAAAGTTAAAGAAAATAAAGGATACATTATTGCAATAGGTGATGAGGTAGAAGGAGTAGGAATTGGAGATTTAATACAATATGCTCAATTTGCAGATCCTGTTGAAATGAATCATCAAGGTGAAAAACATCTCTTAATAAGAAAAGGAGACATCTTAGCAGTTATTATTGATGTATAAAATTGTCCCAACATGGAACAATGGTGTTTGGGAAGAAACGGAGTTTCAAACAATTGAGGACTTCAGAGAATTTATTGAATCAATCTTTAAAGAGCCTGGTAAATATAACTTTGATAATACATCTTTTATATTTAATGAAGAAGCAAGAAAGTTTAATGATGTAGGTTATTATTGTGATAAACCTTTTAGATCAAAAGATTTTAACATCTACTGGGAAGATCAAAAAAATAAATGCAGAGAAGGAGTTATATATCATAATAAAAAAGAAACCTGGTACTTAACAAGAGACTATTACATGTGGTTAAATTTCCTTCCTATTTATGATAAGGAAGAGAAATCATACGGTTTTGCAAAAGTAAGAGATGCTCAGTATCATATGGCATTATATGAAATAATGGCTGAGATAAACTATAAACATGTTGCAATCTTAAAAAAGAGACAGATAGCATCATCTTATTTTCATATGGGTAAATTAATAAATAGTTATTGGTTTGAAGAAGGTTCTGTACTTAAGGTTGGAGCTGCCCTTAAAGATTATATAAATGATAAAGGTTCATGGAAGTTCTTAGATGAATATAAAACATTCCTTAATGAACACACTGCATGGTATAGACCTTCTAACCCAGGTAAAGTTTTATTATGGGAACAGAAGATAGAAGTTAGAATAAATAATAGAAAAACACATAAAGGACTTATGTCTAAGATCCAAGGGGGTTCATTTGAGAAGAATGCAACAACTGGTGTTGGTGGACCGTGTACTTACTTCTTTCATGAAGAGGCGGGTATTGCTCCTAAGATGGATAAGACTTATGAATATTTACGTCCTGCAATGTCATCAGGTATGTTAACAACAGGAATGTTTATAGCTGCTGGATCAGTTGGAGATCTTGATCATTGTAAACCTCTAAAGACAATGATACTATATCCAGAAGAGAATGGTATACTTGGTGTACAAACAGATCTGATGGATGAAAAAGGTACCGTTGGTATAGCAGGATTATTTATTCCTGAACAATGGTCTATGCCTCCTTATATAGATGAGTATGGAAATTCCAAAGTAGAAGAGGCACTTGAAGAAATTAAGAAAGAAAGAGTAAAATGGAAGAATGACCTTGACGGAGAACAGTATCAACTAAGAGTATCTCAAAAACCTATAGATATTGCAGAGGCTTTTGCATATAGAAAAGAATCCATCTTTCCACAGGCATATGTTTCTAAACAGATTAGACGTATTGAAGAAAAAGAATATTCATATGAACATATTAAATTGGAAAAGGATCATGGTGTTATAAAAGCATCTAAATCAGATAAACTTCCTATAAGTGAATTTCCAGTTAATAAAAAGAGAGAAGATAAGACTGGTGTATTAGTTGTATGGGAAAGACCAATTAAAGATCCTGGATTTGGAACATATTATGCTTCTATTGACCCTGTGTCAGAAGGAAAGACAACTACATCAGATTCTTTATGTAGTATCTTTGTATATAAAAACCCTATTGAAGTTACAAAAGAAACACCAGAAGGATTAGAAACTTTTGTTGAAGGTGATAAGATTGTTGCATCATGGTGTGGTAGATATGATGATATAAATAAAACACATGAACAGTTATGTTTAATTATAGAATGGTATAATGCTTGGACATTAGTTGAGAATAATATATCCTTATTTATCCAATACATGATTTCTGAAAAGAAACAAAAGTATTTAGTACCAAGATCACAAATTGTATTCCTAAAAGATTTAGGATCAAACGCAAATGTATTTCAAGAATATGGATGGAAAAATACAGGTACATTATTTAAGAGTCATCTTATTTCATATGCAATTGAATTTATTAGAGAAGCTATAGATGAAGAGACAGGAGAAGACGGTAAAGTATATAAAACAACATATGGTGTAGAAAGAATTCCTGATAAGATGTTATTAGTTGAAATGTCCCAGTATCATGTAGGACTGAATGTGGATAGACTTGTTTCATTCTCTGCACTTGTGGCTTTTTCAAAGATTCAACAAGCAAACAGAGGATATATAAAACGTAAAGAGAGAGATAAGTCACTAGAAATGTTGGATAACACACAAAAATTCCGTAAATTAAATATAGGAGCGTATAGAAATATAGGAAGAAATAAATCAAATGGGAGACGCAGGCCAAGATCTCCATATAAAAATTTAAAATAATGATTAATACAACAGGGTCCATATTTGAATATTTTACATCATGTACATATCTAATTGAAGATTTTATATATGTGTATAAGCCCTCTAGAGTACATTTATTAAAACAGTATGAAGGTAAAGTAACTCCATAATTAATAAATGCAAACAATTAATAGAAACAGAATATTATGAAGGTACTTAATGCAATGCAACTTAAAAATGGAGCTAAAGCAAAGAAATCTGCTTTAAATTCTTCATTAACACAACCTCTTCAATTCATATCATCAAAAGAAAAGGATGAGGATTGGACTGCATGGAATCTAGATTGGCTAGAGGAAAGGGGTATGGAATATTTAAGAAAAAATGCAAGAAAGATCCTAAAGAATTATAAACTTGCAAAAGGTATAATTGATAAGACTGATTATATTGTAGAAGAGGATAATGATTATAGTGAGCTTGTTGATGTATTAACTAAGGAGGATGAGTCTGCATTAGAGTTAAAGTTCTACCCTATCATACCTAATGTTATTAATGTACTAACTGGAGAATTTTCAAAAAGATATAATAGAGTTCAATTTAGAGCTGTAGATGATACATCATATAATGAGATGTTAGAATCTAAAAGACTGATGATTGAAGAGAATTTATTAACTGATGCACGTAATAAATTAACTATGGAAATGATAAACCAGGGTGCTGATCCATCATCAGAAGAATTTCAGAAAGCTCTTGATGATGAGAATTTAAAAACACTCCCTGAGATTGAGGATTTCTTTTCAAAAGATTATAGAAGTCTAGTAGAAGAATGGGCAGCTCATCAATTAAAAGTTGATGAAGAGAAGTTTCATATACAAGAATTAGAAGAAAGAGCATTTAGAGATATGCTTATTGCTGATAGAGAATTCTGGCATTTCAAAATGAATGAAGATGATTATCATTTAGAATTATGGAATCCTGCTTTAACATTCTATCAAAAGTCTCCTGATTCAAGATATATATCAGATTCAAACTTTGCTGGTAAATGTGATATGATGACTGTTGCTGATGTTATTGATAAGTATGGTTATCTTATGACTGAAAAACAATTATCATCATTACAAGAAATACATCCTTCCATTGCAGCAAAGTATCAATTAAGAGGTATGCAAAATGATGGTTCATATTATGTAGGATCAAAATCACATGAATGGAATACTACAGGTGATTCATTAGATTATAGAAGATATAATGCAGCTTGGAATAATAATCCAGGTGAAGGTACTGATATTGTAAACTGGATACTTAATGAAGGAGATGATATAAATAGTTGGGGTAACTCAGATATGATGAGAGTTACAACAACATATTGGAAAACTCAAAGAAAGGTAGGTCATTTAACAAGAATAACTACAGAAGGTGAAGTTATACAAGGAATAGTAGATGATACATATAAAGTTACTGAGAAACCTATATATAATACACATCTATTTAAACAAAAAACAAAGGAGAATGTTATTGAAGGTGAACATATTGATTGGATATGGATTAATGAAGTATGGGGTGGAGTTAAGATAGGTCCTAATGCTCCAACATTTGGTAATACAGAAGATTCAGAAATTGATCCAATTTATTTAGGTATTAATAGAACTAAACCGGGTAGAGTACAATATCAATTTAAAGGTGATGCTTCACTATATGGATGTAAACTACCAATAGAAGGAAGAGTTTATTCTGATAGAAATACAAGATCTACATCTTTAGTTGATTTAATGAAACCATATCAAATAGGATATAATATGGTTAATAATCAAATAGCAGACATTCTAGTAGATGAATTAGGTACTGTTATTATGTTTGATCAAAATGCATTACCACGTCACTCAATGGGTGAAGATTGGGGTAAGAATAATCTTGCTAAAGCATATGTAGCAATGAAAGATTTTGGTATGATGCCTCTAGATACATCCATTACTAATACAGAGAATGCTACAAACTTTAATCATTATCAAACATTAAACCTTGAACAAACAAATAGATTAATGTCAAGAATTCAATTAGCTAATCACTTTAAGAATCAGGCATTTGAATCTATTGGTATTAATGCACAACGTTTAGGAGGACCCGTAGATCAACAGACAGCAACAGGTATTACTCAAGCAATGCAACAATCATACGCACAAACTGAAACATATTTTGTGCAACATTCAGATCATTTAATGCCAAGAGTTCATCAAATGAGAACAGATTTAGCTCAACATTATCATAGTACTAATCCTTCTGTTAGATTAACATACTTAACATCTGAAGCAGAGAAAGTTAATTTCACTATAAATGGAAAAGATCTCTTACTGAGAGATTTTAATGTTTTTTGTACTACTAAAACAAATCATAGACAGACTTTAGAGCAATTAAAACAAATGGCTTTACAGAATAATACTACAGGTGCAAGCATTTATGATCTTGGTAATGTACTTAAAGCTGATTCTATTGCTGAAGTTTCAGATATACTTAAAGATGCTGAGACTAAACAACAAGCGTTGAAACAACAAGAGATGCAACAACAACAACAAATGCAACAAGAGCAAGCAGCTGCTATGGCTGCAGAAGGAGATAAACAAAGAGCATTTGACAAAGAAAAAGCACAAGCTGAAATTGAGAAAGACATCACTGTTGCTGAGATAAGAGCTGCTGGATACGGAGCACAATCAGATATTAATGAAAATAAAGAGAGTGATTTCCGTGATGCAATGAAAGATATACGTGGTAGAGACCAATACAGAGAGCAAATGAACTTTAAAAGGGAACAAGCTGCTGTTAAAAATAATGCTACAAGTCAGAAATTAGATCTTGATAGAGAAAAATTGGATACTCAGCGTGATATTGCTAATAAAAATCTTCAAATAGCAAGAGAAAACAAAAACAAATATGATGTAAAAGCGGCAGATAAGAAGAAGAAAAAGTAGTCTTAGCTATATACTGCAGAAAATCTTCAATTAACTACCAAATTTATAAGGTTTAGAGAAAAAACTTTCTTATATTATATATGTAATAACCAATAATTAAAACCAAATAATACTATGGCAGAAGAAAAAAACATGGATACAACGAGTGTAGAACAAGTAGATGTGAACCTAGATGAGATCTTTAGTGGAGCTCCTGGGGCAGACTCTATTACACTTCCAGAAGAAAAAGAAAACAGTAAACCAAATATTTTTTCACGTGGTGGAGATGTTGATTTAACATTTCTTGATGAGAAAATTGAGGAAGTTACTGAAACAGTTGAAGAAAAAGTTGAGTCAACTGATACTAAAGTAGAAACTGAAGTAGAAACTGAAGTAAAAGAAGAAGTTAAAA